AGAACTATCGGCCTCGCCTGCGGCACCAGCGCCCAAGCGGGATAGTTTTCAACATCAATCGAGCCTGCAACTTTTTCGTCCCAATTGTCTCCCTCGTTGAACTCATTGTAGCGAAGAAGAATGTCATCTCCTTCTTCTCTGCGAATCTTATACTCGTTCCAAAGTTCCGGCTGACGCTGCACTGACAAAAGCAGTGGCATAACGTCGAGTCCCCCGGCAATCTGTAAGAAGTTCTTCATTTGGCGTTCTCCGTCGTTCTTACGCTTTGTACCCGCTCAACACAATGTTGACGAGACTGGTCGTGTCCGCGAAGCCGTAGATGGCGTCTCCACCTTCGAGGACAAGTCCCTTGAGAGGAGTCAGAATAAGCGCCTCGTGCGCAGCGATGGGCTCCTCGTCCATCACTAAGTTTCCATCTACCGCAGAGTCCCCACTGCGGACTACATGGATACTGAGAGTCCTACCAGAGGTATCAGTGTTCAGCGCCGATCCTTGCAGAATAACATAGCGTTCATTCGCGGGCGCAGTAAAAAGCGCCGCAGCTGACCCAGTCAGAGCTGTCGGGCCATACAGTTTTACAGGGGTAACTGCCATAATTGTCTCCTAAAAGCTATCGCTTATAAGTGAATTGAAAAGTGCCATCTTCGCAATGTCGTCATTCTGCGGATCAGCCGGAGGCACAAGCACAAGCGCATCTGGCGGCTTGCGTTCAAATTCGAGCAGTGCCTCTTGCGTGTTCCCTGCAATACTCGAGGCAGCAAGTACTTCAGTCTCCGTGATAGACCCGCCGTAGGCAGCACCAGTCCGTTCCCACAGTGCTCGCAGAAAGTCAATCCAGTGCTTATTGATGAGTCCAGTATCTGGATCAACCAGCGGAACGTCAATTCTCGGAAAGGGGTGAGAAAGCGTCATGGCGTATTAGCTACCTCCCCGTCAAGCCAAGCACCTTGAAGCGCTGTGAAGAAATCATTTGACCAGTGAATCTCAAAGACTCGATCTCTTGCAGCACCAAGGCGATTGTATCGAATTTGACGCGAGTACTCGCCAGTTGCCCCGGCATCCCGCTTGACGGCATCGCCCCAGCTGTTGCCTCTTGTATCGCTCCAGCGAAGTGAAATCTCTGGCGGGTTGTCAGACGAGCCTCCAGTCTGATGCCCGCAATCCATATCGAGAGTGAAGTACTTGTACTTCGTAAGTTTGCCCTCGTTCACGAAATGCGGAAATCCGCGCCGACGAGTAATTGGTCCGCCGAAGTCTGTGTAAACAGATGGATCAAGTTCTCTGAGCGTTCCGTTCTCCCAATCGAGGTAAAGGTTCTTACCGAACGCTGATTCCATACAACCAGCCCGGTGCCGGTGCTCGAGACCGTTAGTGTCGATCCAGACCCATTCATGCCATTGACTTGTCGAGGTGTCAAAGACCCAAGTCTTATCCGCAGTCGGAAATGAGAGCACATAAAACGGGTGCCCGTTCACAGCGTAAACCATACCCACAGCGTCAGAGACTGTGGAGTATCCTTTGATCTCCTTGTCAATGGCGTGAGTCGAAATTCGCTCCATGCGATATTCCCTACCGCGAGCGACAAATCTGTTTCCTGCCCGATCTTCGATCAGCCAAAATACAAGCGATCCGTAGCTGGCCACACTATGCGGCGCTGCGCAGCCGTGTTCGATGTATGCTCCGTTGATGATCTGAAATGGGAAATCTGGCGCTCCAGAGTTAAACCACAACTCTGTCGCTTTCTGCACACCAAAGAGCCAAATCTCTCGATCTACAATCTTGATGGCAGAGATGTTCTCTTTGCTTCCACTCTTCACCACGCCGTAGAACACATCGAACTCGGTCGTATTACCGAAGGACGAGTTAAACTGGCCGGTGTTTGGCTGGTTTACGAGCAAGAATGTGTCAATGTAATCAACAGTGACTCCACCCTGAAATCCTGCTCCAGTCGGCGCTCCGACTGCATCAGTTGCAAGAGTAACAGTGTAACCGTTGGCGGTGCCATCTACGAGCAGCATCTCAACCCCATTGTCAGACATACTGACAGGGCCGCTCCCGGAAGTTAGCGTTGCCAACTCAGTGAAACTAAAGTTTGGAGCTATCTTGTAGAGCTTAGACCCGACCACCCCAAAAAGCGAGCCGTTTCCTGCGCGATACAGTCCACGCCCACGGCCCGCAGTTGGGGGACTCGAAAGGGTGACACTTCCCGGAGTGAGATAGTGCGTCATTGGCCGCGCCGGATCAACTTCTGTCGGATTTAACTCCGGGTACAAGTTGACACAGCGTTGCGCCGCAGCTGCAAGACTCCGTGCCGAGTAAGTGCCACCATTAAGAGCTATGTCGGCCATATCAGGTAATCGGAATTTCCACCCAAACCAGCGTAACAACACCGTCCAGCGTCGCTGCGGTATTATCTACGTTTGCCCAGGTGTCTGCATAGTTGAAATACACAGTATGATCCCCAGCAGCCTCAATGATGAGACCTGGAGCTGCGGTGAGAATCTCTGCGGTGCCAGCAATATTATTCGCAACTGCCGGCCCCAAGATGTTTTCGCAAGCTGCATCGACATCGCCAAGCGTTGCATTAACGCCAGAGCCGACAGTCGTGCCGAGGCCGAGTTCCGGGGTGTCTGTGGTTGGAGTGCCAGTGGTTAGATTAAGGCCGACACTCATACTGGCCGCTTCTACCAAGATACGCCCCGCAGGGAGCGTGTAAATCAGAGCACCACCAGCAAGAGCCGCAGTGTCGCCAATAGTTGCAGCCACTCCTGACAGAGTCAATACAGTGATGTGCCGCTGCTTTGTGCCACGCTCTACAGCAGTGACATTGGTGCCGATAGTACCCTGCGTAGCAGAGCCTGGAATGAGGAGATTAAGCTCATCCGTGACAAGTTTTCTCCAGTTAGACTGGAAGGGAGTAAGAAGATTGCCAACCATTATTTTTCTCCATTGGACCCAATTATAGGGAGCTTCGCCGGAAAAGGATCAATTCAAGGCCGATCCCGTCGCCTTCTCGCTCTAGCTGTCAGAGTAGATGTCGTATCCTCCACCAGATTGAGCCAGATCACCAGGCATTTCCATCTCGGAGACGCGATGGTTCGCACCTTTCAGTGTGTCCTTCGCCCCCTTGACCAGCCTTTGAAGATCAGGAGAAACTGTAAAGCCGTAGCCTACACAAATGTTCTCCGCAAGAATGTATTGCAAAGCAAGCTCATATTCCTCTGGAAGAAGAATTGTATCGCTCAGGTTATCAAACCGAGAGAGTGGTTCTTTCAGAAGAATATGCAGCTCGCTGCTTCCCGAAGACGGAATTGGCCAGGGATAGAAATTCCCCAGCGGAAATGCTGGATCGTAGAAATAATGAGTTGGCGTCGAGACGAGGCTCTTATTCGTGATCCGAGAGTAATCCTCGCGAGAGTTAATCTCACTAAGAGAAGCGTCTGTGGTATTCGTTCCGAGAGACGGAAGCGTGCGTTCATACGCTCCGTGCAGTCTGGAAGGGCGCTGATCTGTCCCGGTGTCGAAATTGCCCCCAGGACCTACCGTGTAGCTCTGCGCCCCGGTTGCCGTGAAGGCCATATCGTTGAGGCGATAGATGTTCAGCTTGCGCTGCTGATAGCTGGCCAGGATGCGGTTAAACCGCTTGAAGGCTTGATTAACGTCCTCCGAGGACAGCACCTGACCTTCGGCCAGAATCCCGGCGTCTCTTGCGGCGTCTGTGATGATGTCTCTCGGAGTTGTCACTCAAGTTACTCCTGTTGCATTTTAGTCTTGGCTACAACCGAAGCCAGAGGATCAGCCTTTGGCTTCTCGATCTTCGCCGGGGAACTCTGCGGGGCATTGACAATAGCTTCAGCCTTAGCTTTCGCCAGTTCCTCGTCCTTTGCTGCAAGCTTGGCTTGCAATTCCGCCACCGTCTGCGCGAGCACGTTGCGTTCTTCCGTGATCGGGTCAGGCTTAGGCTGCGCAGCCATACCGCTTGCGGCAACCGCCATCTCCTCTCGGACACTGTTCACGATGACATAGTCCTGCCCAGTCTTAGGATCGACTTCCTGAAGCTGGATGCACTTTGGAAACTCTTGAAATCCCTTTTGGCCCTGCGTCTTGCGCATACGGTCCAAAGTCTTACCGTACACTCCCTCGCCGAGGGGATTAGGTGAAGCGCTCATTTTTGCGTCCTTTCGATTTCTGTGACATAGGCTACTCCAGTTGATTGTAGGGGGGCCGAAGCCCCCCTAAACCATTACACTCGGTCTGCGACAACCACAGCCCATTCGGGACGAACCCAGAGCCAGCCGAACAGAACGTCGAGACGAGTAACCCACTCATCAGTTCCGATCTGATAGTCCGAGATCATTCGCATACTGACGCCGTCGTAAGTCTGGCGCGCGCCTTCTTCAACCCCGGTGGGGAGCTGGAGATCGGCACTGACCATCGTCACTGCCTGACGACAGTAAACGATGTTTTTGCGGTGCACTCCGCTGGCCGGATGCAACAGCGTAATAACCGCGCTGTTTGCCGGAGAAGCGGTGACAGTCTGATACTGCACCGGATTGCCAGAGCCGTCCGGCGGAACAATTGCCGGATAGATGCTCAGGCTCGTTGCACCGTTCGCCGCAGCCGCCGTGACAACGAAATGGCGAAGTTCGCCAGTCGTTTGCTTCGTGACACGGTTGACCGCATTGACGCCGGCAAGCGTGATGATGTCGCCCGCCGCAAGTGTGCCAGTGATTGCATTGACAGTCAGGGTCGTGCCCGTCTGCCCAGCACCGCTCACCGTACCGGCGCTAAACGTGCCAGTCGTGTGCTTCAACACAGTTTGATCGCTGAACCACATGAATCCAAGCGCGTCAAGCATCTCACCAGTGCGATACTGCTGAGAGACTTCCGGTGC